AAAGAAACACCATATATTCGCCATTTAATAAGTCTAAAACAACAGAATCAGTATTAGATTGAACCTCTCTCAAAAGAACTGAATCTGACCAGTTACCCGTTCCATCTGTCTTTGATGAGTGCCTAACAAGAGTAATTAAATCAGATGGATTTCCTCCCCAAGTGGTAGGAACTTTCCATCTAAGTGTTACCCAATTTGCACTAGAAGCTTGAACACTGACTTCTGTAGGGTCTGGAGGCAAGAGGACATTTTCTGCTGGAGCTGGAGACGAAGATGAAAACGACGGAACAGTAATTGTCTGAGAAGTCCAAGGAGATGTCTTTCTAACAGGTGCAAGTCCTACAGCTCTTATCTCGAAAGTAAGGTCATTTCCAGGGGTTAAATTATCAGTATCAAAAGATGTATTAGTTGTTGTAAAGTCTCTGTAATCACCAGCTCCAATTTTATATCGAACATCAAAAATAACACTTGATCCGTTTGATCCTCGACTCCAGTTCCAAGTAATTCTATTAACAGTATTATTGTTAATCCTTACTTCTGAAAATGTCCAACTTAGATCACTAATTCCTGCAGGAACACTATCAAAAACTGTAACGTCATCCAATTCAATCTTCGTTCCTGAGTCAGCTGTTGAATAAATAGAATCATTAAATTCTGCAGCTGTAATTGTATATATCTTGTCGGATTGTTCCTCAACAGAAATGCATCTAAATTTTTGTTCTGTAACTGTTGATGATGAAATTGACCATACAGATTGTGCTTGTGGAACAGCACTAAAAGCATCACAATTAACAGTAGAGCCATTAACTGAATATATATTTTTTGTTTCAATATCTCCATCAGGCATTACACAAGTAATCTGATGATTAGAACCATCAGTTAAGGTAATTGTCTGATCACAAATTATTGCCCCAGTTGTTGCGCTTGATACTCTTCCAGCAAGTCTTCGTCCTTGAATTAATTCATCTGATATAGCAAAAACCTGTCCAGGAAAAACTGCAACACCCTCCAATCCTGTTGAAAACGCTACCACTTTCTGATCCAATTCCTCTGCCGCCATTACCCAACGGCCTAACCTTTGTGCTTGATATTTAGATGAACATCCAAACGCAACAATCTCTTTCAATTGATAACCATATTTTTCAATCAAGGTATAATTTTCAACCATTATAAAATTAGGTTTATAAAGATTATCAGGATCGTTATATCTAACCTTTATGGCTGTATGTCTAGTTTTTAAAGATGTTCCTGAATACGAAAATAAACCGTCTATAACATTTGAATTAGTATAAAGATGAACAGGTAAAACGTCACTACCGTCTAGGTTTCCGTGATCCCCAGCAACTTGAATCATATTGCTGCTCCAATACGTCATTCCTCTGAAAGCACTCGCTAAGTCACGTAAAACTCGATAAGCCTCTGCTCTGTCCCCTATTACTGTATTGATTGCAAATCTGGGTTCTTGGTTCCCATCGAGGGTATTAACTAATTGATTTGCATACTGACAAAGAGGATATAAATCGACCCAGTTCAAACTAGAAGATGGAACAAAATCACCTGCACCCCAAACCTTATTAGTAAGCATTGCATAAAAAATACAAACAGGGCACGTCGTCCAACGTGTTATTAATGACCCGTTAAAGGGAGTACCCTCAATAAAATCAAGACTTCCATCTTCTCGAATATTCGTATTATGAGGAACTTCTACTTTTATTCCTCGAATTAAATACGCCCTTGTGGGTAAAGAAGAAAACTGCTTAGTGGAAAGGCTCATCCCTACACAAGCTGTATAAGGATACGCACTTTTTAACTCTTGTTTCTCAATTAAACTTGTCCAAAAGACTCGATTCCCTCTGCTTCTTTGTAAAGGTATATTTTGAGATACCTCTTCAAAAGACCAATATTTGACTTCAAAATCATCTTCACCGTTTGCCTTTTTTTCAACTTTTATGTTCCACGGTGCCTTACCAAATAATTGGATTGGTGGAGTTTTTAATTGATAATCACTTGTTGAAACCCCTGTAACATTACGATGATAAACCTCTGTATAACTTCCCCCTTGAGGTTGAACGTGAACAAATAACCGAACTGTTGCATTAAATAACTGCCCTTTAGCTAAACCTTCTTGCGCAGTAGAAAACAAAGCAGGGATAGAAAATAAAATTTGAAAGGATTCAATGTCTGTATCTGTAATCTGTCTTATAACTTGCCCTTTACCATAATCACGACTTCTAACTTCGTTATTTTCATCTAACTCTTCACTGTAATTAGAACCTAATTCTTCACCAACGTTTGTAAGAGTCGAAGTTCCTTTTTCTAAGTAACCTCCTAAACGTGTTTGAGTTGCTCCTCCTAATCTATATTCCCAAGTAACTGCATCTTCATCAAAATTCTTTGTTCCTTTCCAATCCTGAAATGGTGTCTCATCTAGATAAATGCCTTTATCATGTCCGACAAAACCATCAATAGTCCCTTCACACAAAAGGTCGATAAGTTTAATCGTGGAGAGTGAATTTAGACCCATTTTGTGCTAGGTACCGGCAAAAGCATATCCAAATTCTATTACTTCTAAGGTGTTTCCCTGAAATTTGGAATCTACAGGTAAAATATATAGCTCATAGTCATCTTTCCATTGAATCTTCCCAATAGTAAACCAATTAACCCACGAATACGACTGCGAACCTGACATCAATCCTTGTACTGTTATCGGTATAATTGAGGTCTCTTTCCCTGTATTTCTATTTTTAATAATAACATCAAATCTAATAAATCCATCAATTTTTGTTGATCCTTCTCCTGCTACATAATCGAATAAACCATTATTAAGCCTAAAAGCAATTTGAAATTTATCGGCAGCGGTGGGTCCACTATTTTCTAGTTTAAATTCTCCGCCAATTCTTTGTCTTGTTATATTATTTAAATCAATTCCTATGCTGGTCGTTAAGTACTGAACCCCGCCACTAATACTTGAAGTGCTATAAGGATTTCCTCTGTATTCAGCTAACATTTTTGATTTCATCCCAGAAGTTTCTTGAAAAACAGATCCCAACTTTTCACCCTGAACCATCATTGTGTCAGGGGAAGGTCTTTTTACCCAAGGACTTAGAGGATCAGAATCGTCAGTAACATGAATATCAGCAAAGAGGACATGACTGCCAATTAAAGTTTTACCAAAAGCGACAGGAATTGTTGCTCCAGGGCCTACTGAATTGATAGGCCCTTTATATCCATATGATTGTTCTCCATTTGAACCTCTAACAACAGATCCGGCAGAAGCGGCTTTTACTGACGAACCAGGTTCAAACGTAGGATTTTCGGATGGTTGAGGAGCAAGCAAATCAGCGACGCCACGAAGAGTTAAAGCAATACCAATATTTCCTGCAATTGCAATTGTCGTAGTTAGTGCACTTGCTGCTGCAAGGCCCATGCCACTCGCTACACCTGCACTAGTAAAACCAGTAGCTCCCAACGCACTAAAACCACCTGTAACAACAGCCAATCCAACCAATGCTGCTCCTGACAGTATTTTCCCAAACTTATCCCAAAAGCCGCTACCACCGATCACAGGGGTAATGATCAAATCATTACTACCAAAAGGCAACAACATATCTTCCAACTCAAATTCTGTTCCTGCCTGAACAACCCTGTATCCAATCCCTTTCTCCTCTGATTCAAGCAATTCTTTTTGAAATGCAGGGTAATTAATACATAAAAGCTTTATTGCATCAATAGGAGTACGAAGATTGTAGTACTCATGCACTGCACCGAATTTTTCTCCTAATTCATCTAGGAGTACCACCCGTTGCATATCTAAAAAACGACCTTTGTGCTAATTATATAGTAAGAGTTAAACGGCTCAATGCATACTAAGAAGGAAAAATAGTTATCCACTCATCTTCGGGAATTAAATAAATATGCCAAGGCAGTTTGAATTGAGTACACGCCATTTGATCTACTGGGCTTGCTCCACCTCCTGCTGGATGCGAATGGATAATTGCTTGAATCTTTCCTTTTGCTCTTGCTCTTATGTAGTCTTTTGGATCTAAAATAAAAATCTGATCAGACTGATCTGCAATATTATTGCAAGGATGATAGAGATCATTAACTAAAACACCGCAAGCTTCTTTTGGGGCTTGTTCTAGTGCATGTTGCTCTGCTTTACATCTGAAGTCTTGCACTAGGAAATCCTCCAAAGGGTAATCTCTCCGCTCCTGGGAATTTTGCGACACAATCTGAATATTCCTCTCC